GGCTGGGAAGACCCGCGCCAGATCGACGGCGAGAACTACTGGCCCGAACGCATGCCGCCCCAGGCCGTCGAAGAGGCGAAAGCAATGGGCGACTTTGCTTTCGCGGCTCAGTATCAACAGCGGCCAGCGCCTCGTGGCGGCGGTATATTCCGTGAAGAGTGGTGGAACATTTGGGACCCCAAGGACGGTAAATACCCGACTTTTGACTTTATTATCGCTTCTTGCGATCCGGCATACACGGATCGCGACGAAAACGACCCATGCGGATTCGTTATACTAGGGTTAAACTATAAAGACGACGGAACCCCGCGCGTGTTCCTGGTCGCGGCCTGGCGCAAGTGGTTGCTCCTCCACGGTCCTGAAACCCGCCGCGAACTCGGCGAGCCGCCCGAAGCATACGAAATCAGGCAGAAAGAAAGCTGGGGCGTATGCGAATGGATTGCTCACTCTTGCAAAAGGTTCAAGGTTGATAGACTATTAATCGAGGCGAAAGCGTCGGGGATTTCCATTGCCCAAGAAATGGAAAGACTCCTGTTTGAACGAGATTTCGGTATCGAACTCGTTAATCCGGGTAAATCCGACAAGTCAGTCCGCGCAAATCGTGTGCAACATATTTTCGCGGCGGGAATGGTGTACAGGCCAGATCGTAAATGGTCCGAAATGGTCCAAGACGAAATGGCGGCGTTCCCGAAATCGAGATATGACGACTTGCTAGACGCCATGACACAGGGGTTATGGTGGTTACGCAACCGGAGAATGCTTGAGACGAAGGCAGAGCTTAAAGCGGCTAACGTAGTTCCTACGGGAGTTCCGAAAGATCACGTCCCGCTTTACCCCATGTAAGGGATCGCTTTCGTGACAGACGCGGCGTTTGACTTCTCAAACTACTTCAACCCGGCCCGCCAACAGGCGGGGAACGTCCAGAAGACGGACGACGGGTCAGTTATTTTCGAGGAAGGCGACGGCTCGGTTGTAATCGAGTTCAACCCCAAAAAATCAAACTCCGAAGCCTCCGCCGAGGACCACGACGCCAACCTGGCTGACTTCGTGGACGACGGCGAGCTGGGGCGGCTCGCCAGCGATCTGATAGAGGGCGTCGAGGAAGATCGGCGCAGCTCGGCGGAATGGCTGCAAACGCGGGCGAACGGGATCGCGCTGCTCGGCCTGAAGATCGAAAACCCCCGAACCGACGCGGCGGGATCGGCTCCCCTTGAAGGTATGTCCACCGTTCGCCATCCCCTCCTCGCCGAGGCCTGCTTCCACTTTCAGGCCAATGCATCCGGCGAGTTCTTGCCCACGGAGGGCAAAGCCAAGGTTATGACCTACGGCGCCCAGACGGCGTATAAGGACATGCTCGGGGAAAAGCTTGAAAAGGCTTTGGACTGGTATCTGACTGTAAAAGCTACAGAATATGTGCCAGACACCGACCGGCTGCTCTTTATGACGGGGTATTCTGGGCAATCGTTTAAAAAGGTCTACGACTGCCCCCTCCGCCGCCGCCCCGTCAGCGAAATGGTGGACGCCGAGGACCTTGTCGTCAACAACACGACTGTTGATATGCAAACCGCCATGCGCGTAACGCATATTATCAAAATGAATCAAGTTACTTTCAAGCGTATGCAACTTGTTGACGCGTATCGTGACGTAGACGTTGCGGCTCCTGACGCGAATATTAGCGCCTACGAGGCCGCTAAAGCCAGGATGGAAGGAATAAATCTAAATGTTACCCGCCCAGAGGACCAGGACCGCACTATCTACGAGTGCTATACGTTCATAGACCTCATGGGATTTGAGCACCACCGCGACGGCAAGCCGACCGGCCTCCCCCTCCCCTACCGCGTAACGATTGATCTAACGTCTCGGGAAATCCTGGAAATTCGCCGGGATTGGGAGGAAGGCGACGAAGATTTCAACCGGAAGCAGATATTTGTCCCGTTCGGTTTCGCGCCGACGTTCGGATTTTACTGCACCGGACTCCTGCAAATCCTTGGAAATGCGACGGTCGCTGTGACTGGCGCTTGGCGTCTGCTCTTGGACGCGGGAATGTTCGCCAACTTCCCCGGCTTCCTTTACGCCAAGAACGGGGCGAAGCAGGCCAACAACACTTTCCGCATAGCGCCAGGCTCGGGGTCCCCGGTTGACGTTCCCGGAGGCGTCAAACTCGCCGACGCGATCATGCCTTTGCCCTACAAAGGTCCCGACCCGGCGCTTATGCAGCTCGTGGACAATATCGCCGCCGCTGGTCAGAAGCTCGGCGGAACGGCGGAGCTGCCCACCGCTGACGGCAAAACCGACGTGCCAGTGGGGACCATGCTCGCCGCTATCGAGCAGGCGGGAAAGATTTTGAACGCCGTCCACCGCCGTCTTCATGCAGCTCAAGCGGTGGAGTTTGGCTTACTTCTCAGGCTCTTACGCCGTCGTCCTGAGGTTTTGCTTCAATACGACCCAGACGATCCGAACTGGACGCAAGAACTCGTTATTAGAGCGCTTCAAAACTACACGATAGTTCCGCGCGCCGATCCGAATACGCCGTCCCATGTCCATAGGCTTATGAAAGCCGTAGCGCTTGGAACCATAGCCCAACAGACGCCGCCTGGCGTTTTCGACCCGGTAAAAGTTGTCCGTCGTATATTGACCATGATGCAGATAGACGACGTAGACGACCTATTCATGCAGCAACAACCCGGTCAACAGCAGCCGAATCCTGAGGAAATCAAAGCCAAGACGGTTGCAATGACGAATCAAACAAAGTTGCTTGATATTCAGACGCGCGAACGCGAAACACAGGCGCGGCTCGCGTCGCAGCGCGAAATTGAGCAAATGAGGATTGCGGAACGTCTCGCGGTTCACCCCGACGCTGGCGCGATTCTCCAGGCCGAGACCGGACAACCAGGAAACATTACATGACAAAAGTAGTTATCGAAGGCGTAGAGCACGATTTGGAACCGCCGTTTATAACAACAAACGATATTCAGGACGAAATTGATACAGAAATGTATTTCAATTTCCCGAATACGCCGGTTACTATTTGTTGCCTTAAGTTCAAAAATGGGGCTTACGCCATAGGAAAGTCTATGTGCATTAACCCAAAGAACTTTAACGACGAACTTGGCCGCCAGTTGGCGCGAGCTAACGCGTTCAACGAGGCCTTCCCCATGCTCGCTTACGGCGTGTTGGAGGGCATGCGCCCCGAGCCGATTATACCGGGCGCGCCCTACTCTGAACCCACAATCACCCCCGAAAACGTCGGCGATATCCGCTGGATTGACGGCGGCGCCGATCTGGCGGAAGCCGTTCAATTTCTGGCTGGGATCGAGGACCGAGCGGAAGGCGAAGTGACCGTCGAGTATATGGGCCTTGGCGATCTGAAAGCAGGGGTCTGACATGGGACTCGGCCGGGGAAGTTCGGAAGAACGGATAATGTATGATCACCACACGGATCGTCATCCGATCCGCGTCCGTCATGGAAAGACCCTTCGCGCTCAGCCCCGGCGATTCCTCGCCGCCCCCGCGCTCTACTCGGGGAAATGGACCGGCGCGGATATGAAAGCGATCCGACACGAGCATGGCGTCGGCCGCCCACCCAAGGAGAGAAGGAAATGAAGGAAATCAAGGCGCATGCTCATAAGGTGCATAAGGCCCGTCACGCCCACCTTGGATTGCAGAGCACCACGCAACATTCCGGTTTCGCCTCGGGCGGCGCCCAACATCCCCATAAAGGACACTCGGCGGCCGACGAACGCGCCGACACCGCCCTTGTGCATAGCCTGGTCAAGCCCGACGCGTTGAAGCGCGCCTCGGGGGGCCGCGCTCATAAGGGGAAAAGCGGGACCCATGTCAATATCATGGTAGGCCGTCCCGGTGGAGACACCGGACCTGGCGCGGCTGGCCCCATGCCCATGATCCCCCCAGGCGGCGGGGCCGGTCCTATGCCCATGCCCCCGCCTGCTATGGCCGGTCGGGGGCCAATGCCCCCAATGGGCGCGGGCGGCCCGCCTCCTGGCGGGATCGGCGGCGCGCCGGTTCTACCACCGCGCAAACATGGCGGTCGCGCAAAGCACCGTTAATTTAATGAAAAGGCCGAGAAGTGAGACGAATAACCCTAGATTTTGACGGAGTCATTCACGCCTACACGTCGCCGTGGTCGGGCGCAGACGTTGTTAGCGACGGAGTTGTGCCCGGCGCTATCGACGCTATCAAAGAATACCAAGACGCCGGGTATTACGTATCCGTCTATTCAAGCCGGTCCCACCAATTCGGCGGCATAGCCGCCATGAGACAGGCTCTTTATAGCTGGATTATCGACCATTACGGCGACGACACGGCGACCGCGAACCGCGTATACACGGAATTGGAATGGCCGACAGAAGTTCTTCCATCCATAATCTATGTAAACGACCGTGGTTTTGTTTTCTCCGGGGAGTTTCCTTCAATCGAATTCTTAAAAGAATTCAAACCGTGGAATAAGAAATAATGCAGGTATCGTATTGGGACGCCCGCGTTGCTAGGGAGATTGTTAAAGCTTTGGCGTCTCGCCGTACAGAGCTTATCGATCAACTGGCCGTTGGCGTCTCATACGATATTTATAATCAGCAAGTCGGCCGCGTCGGCGGTCTGGAAGAGGCGATACAGATCGTGGGCGCGGTTTTAGAGAAACTGGGTCCAGAAAATGAGTGACTACTTTTCGACGGCGTCCTTTTTTAAGGCCGACGTCATCCGCGCCCTTGCGGCTGCGGACGATCAGAAGAAAGCGATCTGGGAAGTTATTGGAGACTCCCTTGATCATATCAAGCTGACCGGCGCTAAGTTCATTATGGCCGTGTATATCAGCCGTGAAACGTCGCGGGGCGGGATCATTAAGCCCGATCAGACGCTCAAGGAAGATATATTTCAGAGCAAAGTTGGGCTTATACTCAAAGCTGGCCCCGACGCTTTCCGCTTTAAGGGAGCTTACAGTTGGGTCCAGCCCTATGATTATGAGCAAAGGGCGATAGATTACCTCAGTGAACTTTCGGAAACACCTGCATCCGATAGCGCGGTGAACGGGCAAACTTATGTCCGCCACGCTCGAATCGCGCACGAATACAAATGCCGGGTCTCTGAATTCACTCCAAAGGTCGGCGACTGGGTCCAGCATTTCCCCAGTGACACCCGGCTTTTTGGGCTGCGCGGCGTCGCTTGCCGCCTGGCGGCCGACACCCAGGCCGAATTCATTCTCGAAAAACCAGAAGACATTATTTAAGAGGCCGCTATGTCCCGGAGGAAACCCGAGAAGGCTGCGGATCAACTTGACGCCGTGGCGAACAAAACGCCTACAGAAGATATCGAAATCATTGTAGACGACGAGAACGACGGAAATGACAACTTAGAGCAAGGGGCCGGGGACCGGGACGAAGGGACCGGGGACCAGGATAGGGACCAGGATCAGGGGGACGGGGACCACGAAGACGATCCGTTGACGGTCCTTAAGGCCCAACACGAAGCCCACAAGGTCGAGCTGGAGCAGGAAAAGCGCCAGCGGGCCGAGGCCGAGGCCCGCGCCCGAGACGCTGAGAACCGCGCCCAAGTCAACGCCGACACCGCTCGCAACGCTACCGACGTTGCCCTGGAAAACGCGCTGATCGTCACCCGGCAGAATATCCAGAACGCGACGGCGGCTATTGCGGATGCAGCTCGCCGCAACGATTGGGACGCCTACGGACGCGCGAACGCCGAGTTGGCGCAGAACAACGCCTACCTTACGGACTTGAATAATAAAAAGTCCGAATTTGAAGCTGCTCCTAAGACCCAAAGATCAAACAACGACGGGATAGAGCAGTATATATCGCAAAGAAGCCCAGAAACTCAGCGGTGGTTGCGCGCCCATTACGACGACGTTTTTCTAAATCCTCAGAAAAGCGCCCTGGCGCAAGCGGCTCATAACCTTGCTGTCGCTAAAGGAACGATACCAGACTCACCTGAGTATTTTGACTTTATTGACGGCCAAATGGGATACAAAAACGTGGACAGCAGGACCCCGCCCCTGGCGAAGCCAAAGAACGGCGCCCCGGCTGCGCCAGCGTCGCGGACCACGTTTGGGTCCCCGCCCTCCACCAAAACCCAGGTGCGCCTCTCGGTCAAACAACGGGAGTACGCAGAATCACTTAGGCCAGACTTGCCCGCCGCCGAGGCGTGGAAGGTCTACGCGGCTGGGGTCGCTGAAATCAATACGGGAAATTCCCACTTGCAATGGTCAAAGGATAGATACAAATGACCGAACCCCGCAAGCCAGGTCGGCCGCCTAAAGGCCCCGGTTGGACCGCCAATGACATTATAAAGGATCGCCGGGACCGGCGAGAAGCTATCGCCGCGAAATACGCGGCCCCCGATCCCGATTCAGGCCCCGCGCCGTTTGAGCCCGTCTACGACGAGCCCGAGCAGCTAGAGCTGCCGTTCGGCGACGCCGAGTTCAAGCTGAGGCCCCCTGCCCCCGATCCCGCGCCCGCCGCCGATCCGCAGATCGCCGAGCTGCTCGCGTTCGTCAAAGGAATTGCGGCGAAACAAGAGGACCAGGATAAGCGCCTGGCTCAACTCGCCAAGCGCCCGATAAAATATGAACGGCCTGGCGCGCGAGCCACGGCCCGCGCCGAGGGCGACGACGCGGTCTATGATCGACAGGGAAATATCGTCACCAGGCGCGCCCAGCGATCCCTGGACCCGTTCGAGCTTCCCGAAGAATTCATGATCGCCGAGCGCGCCGACGACTATACAGCCGAGTGGAAGTCATATCGCGTTCTGAATATGGACATGGACGCGTATATAAACGACCTGTACAACGACGGTTGGGCGCCCGTTAAAAGCTCTAGAATTCCTGGAAGGTATGGTGGATCGGAAGACGAACCGATTGTTCACCAGGGAATGATGCTCATGGAACGCCCCGCTGGACTGACTCGCATGGCGCGTCGTGAACAAGAAATGGCGTCTCGCGAGCAGGTCAACAGTCGAAAACGCGACTGGGGCGTAGACGAGCGCAGAAAGCGTGTTTTTGATCCCGAGGGCAGGTTTAGCGAGAACTTGAACCGGATCAGATCAACGGTCGAACAGGCCCCTGATTTTTCATATCCACAACACGATATTGCATCCGCAGACGAGTTGTGATCAACTGTTTCAGTGGGCGCAGCATAACGCCGCGCCCCTGATATTTGCGGTTTCTCCCGAGCTGGGAGAATAAAGACCGCCTTACCTGAGATTGAGCAGTTCCGCCCCCGCGCCGGGGTGCGTCGAGAGCCGATCCAGTCAAACAATCCAACGGATTTATTATGGCAAACACGAACGCACCGTTCGGGTTGCGTCCACTGGGTATATATGGCGCGGCGCAGCCTACTATGCAGCTTGGGACCGGCAAGACCGCTCAAGCATTGGGCCATGCCATTTATCGTGGCGACCCGCTTATTCGTCTCAGTTCTGGATATCTTGACTATTGGGTAAACGGCCAGCCAGCCAGTTACCTTGTCGGTATCTTTTGGGGAGCGAAATACCTTTCAACAGCCTTTGGCCGAACCGTCGTTCAGCAGTTTTTGCCGACGACTGACTTGGCCTCAGACGCGACGATTTACTACATCCCCTGCGACAACTTCCCGAATCCTCTCTTTGCCGTTCAGGCGAACAGCGCCACGACCGCTATAGCCTTTAGCGACGTGGGAAAGAACGCGGACATTGTTCTGGGAACGGGGTCGATCAAAGGGGCTTACGGCCTTTCCGGCGCGACGCTCGGCGTCCCCACCACCACCGCGACGCTGCCTTTCCGCGTCGTCGGACTTCTTTCTGATTATTTCCCAGCGGGTACGCCAGGAACGGACAACACAACTCCGTATAATATCGGGGTAGTGACTCCTAATACTGCGCAAATGACCGGCTTGTAATAGGAGGTAGCGCGCTATGGCAATTAATTTAGCCGCAGAACGTGACCTTCTTCTGCCAGGTCTCGCTGCGATTACTGGGCAATATCGTCAGATAGAGCCTCAGTGGAAAAGAGTGTTCCGCACTATTCATTCGAAAATGCAAATCGAACGAACAGTGCAGGCTCGTTATATGTCTTTGGCCGCCATGAAGGATGAAGGCGCGCAAACGTTGTTTGATAACAACGCTGGCGAACGCTGGATATACAACATGGAGCCACAAGAGACAGGTCTTGGATACGCGATTACTCGCAAAGCCATAGACGATAACTTGTATAAGTCTGACTTTAATCCAATGAACCTTGGTTTGGCCAAGTCGTTCGCGGATTATTGGGAGATTATTGCTGCTAATATCTTCAACACTGCGGGAACATATCAGGCTTCTCTCGGCGGCGACGGCGTCGGTCTTCTCAGCAACGTTCACCCGTTGACTGAAACCTCCCCGTTTGTCGGCGGAACCTGGTCCAATCGCCCCGCTGTGGACGTGGACCTGAACGAAGCCACGCTGATCAGCGGCATGAAGGCGGTTCGCTCCGGTTTCGTGAATGAAGCTGGTTTGAAGATTAGAGCGCGAGCAAAACTGTTGCTTGTCCCGATCAACCTGGAAGACGTTGCGATCCGCCTAACAAAGACGGACCTTCGGCCGGGGACCATGGACAACGACATTAACGCTATTCACCATACCTCGGGTGGTATTCGGGAATACGAAGTGTTCGACTACTTTACGTCGAACTACGCGTGGTTCTTGAAGACAGACGTAGAAGGTCTAATCCATATCGATCGTATCCCGTTCGAGTTGGATATGCACGTTGACTTCATGACCGACAACCTGTTGGTCAAAGGATATCAGCGCGCTGGCTTTTTCTACAACGACCCCCGTTGTTTGTATGGATCGTTGCCAACGTCTTAATGGGGGGCTAGCACAATGACTGTAAGCGCTACAGCCGGACCCATTATTGTTTTTGGGAACGAAGCGACCCCGCCCGGAACGCCCGCGCGCGGGGGACAGCTTAACCCAGACGCGGGGCCTTCGCTGTTCTACGCGGGATCGGGGATTCTTGATCCCCGCGCCGCGTATACATATTACCCCGGCCAGTCGCCGGACTCGCCTACTGTGCTCGGTTTTCAGAGCGCCGACATTATCGCGATTGACGCGGCCCCCTTGGCTTTGGGCGCCGCGACTATCGCGGCGTCTCAGCTCGTGGTGACAGGAACCGCTATGACGCTCGCCAGCGTCACGGCGGGCGATATCACCGTGGCCGACCCAGTTCGTAACGCCGTAACGGGCGCTCTAACGACTGCCCTTCGGATCGGCCCCCGGCCTGTTGGCCTATCGGCTGGTTCGTCGTCTTACGCTGACATTTGGGACCCGGCGACGACTTACAGTCGTGGCGTATCCATTACATCCGTCACTACAACGCTTGCCGCTGTGACGTTTACAGTCTCAGGTTACGATAGTTATGGTTATCCGCAGACGGAGGCTATAACCGGTCCTGGCGCTGGATTGACAGTTGTTGGCAAGAAAACCTGGAAATGGATCGCTTCGGTTACTCCGAATGCTTCCCCAGGCGTCAATGCGACTGTTGGAACGGCCGACCTTTTTGGCTTCCCTGTCCGGGTTGCTTCCTTCCCTTACGTCACTGTGTATTGGAATGGAGCTATTCAGGCGACCGGCACAATTCTTCCGGCCGACGCCACAACCCCGGCGACAAGCGCAACCGGCGACGTGCGCGGCACGTTCGCGGCTTCCCCCGCGTCAAACGGAACGATCCGGCTTGTCGTCTTTGTGACGATTCCGGTCGCCGGTATGGCCGTCACCACCAACGCCGCTCTGGTGAGCGGAATGTTTGGCGTAACGCCAGCTTAAGGAGGCGTCAAATGGCGCAAGAGCACGAGAAGAACGAATCCGAGGGCGGGCGTCGCAAACACCATTTCGCCCAGCACAAAAAGCATGGCGGCCACGTCAAGAAAGCGGACGGCGGCGGCTTGAGCCACGAAAAGCCCGAAAAGGCTGACGGAAACCCGTTTGTCGTCAAGGAAGCCGAGAAAGAGAAATCAATCGGCAAGATTGGCGGCGTGAAAGGGAAAAAGCGCCTGGACCGCAAGTGCGGGGGCCGAGCCACAGGCGGTGGAGCGGACACAAGCCCGTATTCCAGCGCCGGGAGGTCTCTTAGGCACAAACATGGCGGGTCCTGCCATTAACCGGGCGGATGGCGGCGGCAATTGGATCGCCGGGGCGATAAAGCACCCCGGCGCCCTCCACCGCGCGCTGAAAGTCCCGGTCGGCGAGAAGATACCGGCGAAAAAGTTGGCGAAGGCTGCACATTCGGATAATCCGACCATGCGCCGCCGAGCCAATCTCGCAAAGACTTTGAAAGGTCTTCACAAGTGAGCCGCGCAATACGTGTTACGGTTGGGCCTTTAGCAGCGGCGGTTGCGAATAATATCGCTCTGTCGCAGACGCCGCTTGCTGCCGGAAACCTTACGTTGAACGGCGCTCTTGTGGTGGGCGGCGTGGCCACTCTGGACCGGCCACGTCGCGTCATTGTCACTTCAGCCGGTAACGACAGCACGGTTACTTTCACGGCTTATGGCACGGATAATAGCGGCGAGGCCCTTGTGGCGAGCGTCGCGGGCGCGGCTATCGGGGCCGCCGACTTCGGCGTGTCGTTCGCGACAATCACCCGGATCGCGACTTCGGCGGCGACCGCTGGCGCCGTCACGGTTGGAACTAACGGCGTCGCCGACAGCCGCCCGATCAGTCTGGACCCATGGGGCTTCGCGCCGTGCGCGCTGCAAGTCGTTGTAAGCGGAACAGTCAACTATACCGTTCAACAGTCCATGGATAACCCAAATAGACCGTTGG